AGATCCTTCTCCGCCTGTTTCTTTTTAATGTGCTGCCTTAGATCAATCGTCTCTTCCATCCTATTCCCTTTCCAAGGCTGCATCGAGCTGACCGGCGAGATCCTTGAGAGCTGCGCTGACGGCTTTGAGTTTCCAATGATCGTCTGGATCAATCGGGCCTCCCACGCCCAACTGGAACAAATCAATCATGGATTCAATCGCGTCCTTCAGATTGACTTCATGGTATTCCATTGGATCATCGAGAATATCTGCATCCCAGTAGTAAGTGTGGAAAATGTAGGGATCCGTTACCATCGGCCCGTCGAATCCATCTGTGCGCTCTGGATCGTTCCCGTCTTCCTTACCGGCCCATTCAATCGGGAAATGGCAGTGTGCCTCTAGTTTTTTGGGGGTATGTTTACCATCGGGGAATAAATCATCCAGGATCTTTTGACGGGCTTCATTCAGGCAAATATCAATAATCGCTTCTATTTCGTATGATGATTTCACTGCTTATCTCCTCTGTTACGAATCAGTTTTTCCAAATTGGACAAAACGTCCAATTCTGTCAACCGGTCTTTGCAGCTTTCATAAAATTTGTTATGGGTAGATCCCCTCACCGGAGTTTTTCCCATGTCTTTTTCTGATCTTATCAACAAGGTCGAAGGGCTGCTTAGTGGCCGCTCGGATCTTGTCGCTGCCAATACCGCCCTGTCAGCTCAGGTTGCCTCGTTGCAAGCCGAGGTCGCCAAATACGCTGGCGCACCATCGAACGACGACGTCGATGCTCTGAATGCCAAGATCGACAACACGCTCAATCCACCTGCGCCAGCGCCTGTGGAAGCCGAGCCGGTTGCCGAGCCAGCAGCTCAGTGATATAAACCGCCCTGATCCGTGGCGGAATCAAAACGGATCACCAACAACAGAAGCACGACCAACAGAAGGAATAGAACGATGGCTTTCACGTTAAAGCACTGCATCGAAATGCCTAACGGCACTGAAAAAGAATACATCACCACCGCGAAAGAAGTCTCCTACCGGACGACGGGATCTGAAAATACCCTGCGCGGTATTGTCTATTGCGGCAATGGCGATGATATGCCGACCCAGCGCCTCGAAGGGCCAGGCAAAGTTTATGTGATGAATGATTCGGGCAAGACGGTTGCCACCTACTGGCTTGGCCCGGTCGAGACCGGCGACATTTAATCTTCACCCCGGTAAAGGCCGCCGGTAGCTCCTGCTGGCGGTCTTTATTTTTTTTCGATCAGGGTGTTGACTGCGCAAAAATTTCATGCGTATCTGCAATCACCGTTACAAAACTTATTAAGGATTGAGATGAATAATAACTTCGCCAAATATGGCATCGAACACCTGTCACCATCCTCTTGCAACCTGTTTACCGCTTCACCGGCGATGTTTGTCCTACAGAAATGCCTGGGCAAGCGCACGATGGTAGGTGCAGCAGCCCATCGAGGCACTGCCGTCGAGCACGGGATCGCCCACTACCTGACGACCGGCTCGAAGCCGGAAGCAATTGATCTTGCCAAGGCCGAGTTCGCCAAGCTCAGTTCGATGACTGGGGATCCTCGCCAAGACAAGGAATCGGCAGCCATCGCCGATATGGTGACAATCGGAATTGAGGAGCTGAAGGGCTACGGCACGCCGTCGTCGATGCAGGGCAAGATCGAATATAAGGTCGAAGGCTTGGCCGTTCCCTTGATCGGCTATTACGACTTTGAGTTCGAGCAGCACGGTGCGCTGATCGACCTGAAGACGACCCACGCTCTGCCTTCCAAGATCTCGACGAACCACGCCCGGCAGGTGGCGCTGTACGTCGCAGCTCGTGGCGACAACCTGGATGCGCGAATCACCTATGTTACCTCGAAGAAGAGCGCGACCTACCAGCTTGAGAACAAGCGCGAGCACGTCCACGCGTTGGAAAAGATCGCCCTGACGATCCAGAAATTTATAGGAATTAGCGACGACCCCTATGAGCTGGCGTCGCTGGTAGTACCCGATGTCGATACGTTTTACTTCTCTGATCCGATTACTCGGCAGATGGCGTTCGAGATCTGGGGACTTTGATAAGGCAAGGTGCTGGCCAAACAGCATCATCACTGTGAAAAGGAAATAATCTAATGGCACTTGGTTTTAATCTCGAAAGCTCTGGCGGCGCTAACTTTCTTCCTATCGTTAAATTCGACGCCCGCTCAGGCCGGATCTTCCGCCGTGATCGGGAAAATAATGAGAACGTAGACGTAGACATTACAAAGAGCTTTAAGGCTGTCGTAGACTTCGAAAACCTTGAGGTCGGCTTCATCAATTTTAATACCGGTGGCGCGCCACACTTTGCGATGGCCACCTATGGGGATCCGATGCCGGAGAAACCATCGCCGGATCACAAGCCTGGCGTTCGGTTTGTTGCCAAATTGGCATCGACGTGCGGCGGAGACGTCCGCGAAATGGCGTCAAATGCCAAAGCCTTCCTGATTGGCATCGACGCTCTGCACAATGACTATCTGGCTGGCGCAGCTAAAAACGCAGGGAAGCTCCCTGTGATTGCGCTGACGGATTCTGTACCGGTCGTGAGTGGCGAGGGGGCCAAACGCACGACCAACTACAGCCCAGTGTTCGAAATCACCGGCTGGGTAAACCGTCCCGACGATCTGGGTGGCAGCACCCGCGTCGCCGCGACGGCAAAGGCGACACCTCCGGTGACGGGCGCGAACAAGGTGTCAGCCCCTTCGAAAAAAGCACCTGCTGACGACGAAGACTTTGGTTGAGTAACTTAGGGCGGCCTTGCGCCGCCCCTTCCTAACGGAGATATAAATTGAGATTCCTATTGACCATGAATATGCCGGTTAAATCTGGCGCACCGATCCATCAGATTATGTGTGAACACCCCAAAGCCAAGACCATCGAGGAGTTCGTTGCTGTCCTGTCTCAGGCCGACTTCACCATCGTCGATGAGTTCTACAAGGACAACAATTCATCCCTGTATTACAACGCCGGTAAAATAGCTTTGAATTACCGATTTATCGGAAAAATTAAGGTCGTAGGTGACAGTGCAACTTATTTGAGGGACTAAATATGCAAGTTATTAAAGATCGTGAAAAAACCCATGGTAATTATCAAACGCAGTCCAGTCTGGCGCAGAAACTTAAAAAGGCGTTTCGAGGAAGCCCAAATTGGTCAAAGCTTAATGAACCGCAAGCCGAGGCATTGGAAGCTATTGCAGTCAAGTTGGCTCGCGTTCTGGCAGGTGACGCGAACTGCAAAGATCACTGGCTGGACATCCAAGGTTATGCTTTCTTGGCTTCCGATTATTCGCCGATGATCCCCGGCGCAGCAACACCGGACTTTACAACGGAATCGTTTCCGTCGATTGTTACCAAGTCAGCCTAGCCTCCCAGGCCGACTTGACTTACCCCCTAGCCAAACAGCTAGGGGGAATCTTTTACATAATGTGCAAAATTCCACGCTTAAAAAGCATCTGTGGAAATTAATATGGAAATTAAAATGACCGTCCAAGATCGTATTACCCATCACCTTAAAGAGCTGCAAAAAGCCTGTGACGAGGCAGCCGTCGAACGCTTGGCAATGGTTCCAATGCGTCATTATCAAAACCTTGAAAAATGCGTCAACCGGTGCGCTGACATAATCGAAGATCTGGCCAATCACTTACCCTTGCAAGAAAAAGAACGCCGCGACAACGCCAGAATTTACCTGGGCATCCTGCGGGACATGATCCACACCGGCGACGTTCGTCCTTCTATTCCTGTCGATGACCAGATCAAAGCGAACATGAATCGCCAAAACGATGAATACGAAATGTCACGTCCTAAGCGCGTGAAAAACCCACCCAAAGCCAAGCCCGCTAAAAAAGGATCGAAGAAATGAAAACACTAATCCGCTACGAATACGAACCGCACAATGTTTGGGCTTTATGGGAAAGCGAGGACGGCAACCGCTGGTATGAGCATATTGTCATAGATGGGGAGGTGCAGTGGTGATGGATATCCTTGAAAAAGCAAGGCAACATTTTCCATTAGAAACAACTGGTCAGCCTTTTCAAACGCATGAATTGCAACGCATAAAAGTCGTGCGTGAAATGGCCGACGAGATTGAACGATTACGGGAGGCCGCAAAAGATCGGCCAAAAGATCGGCCAAATGAAGCCGCCGACGAGATTGAGCGGCTGCGGAAATTGATTGAGAATTATATTAACGAAAAATCAGACCTTAAACGGGCAATGATTGATATTCTTGAATATTTATCTGCTGTGCAAATTGCGGAGGTAAACATTAAATACATAGCCCGTAAAGCATTGGGTGAAATTGATGCACTGAAGGAGGGTGAGTGATGGACAACGAAAAAGAAATAGTTTGGACAGATGACATGGGGTTCATGCCACCAGTGGTGAAAACAGAAGGCCGTACGATTTGCCGACAAGAATGCCAACTAACTGAATATAAACAAGAGATTGAACGGCTGCGGGAAGCGTTGCAACAAATTAAATCGTATCGTTACAGTAACTATGAAAATGCAATTCAAAATTTTAATGATTTGCAAAATATAGCTAGTGCCGCACTGAAGGAGGGTGAGTGATGAAAACCGATTATGAAAAACTACAGATGCGGATTAAGTTTATTAAAGACGACATTCGCAAGATTTGCAGTTCTGCCCACTGGACAAGCGAACGCTTAAAAGCAGCAGATGGTAATGTTCCAAAGTATTTTATTGACCAACACGGCATCTCAGCAGAAACGATTACTGAAGCGTATTTTGTCGGGCGACAGGCTGGTCGGTTGGATATGGCAAAAGACATTATGGGCGTTATCGGGGAGGGTGAGTGATGGATATTATTGAACGGTTGCGTTCCTACGCGGGAAAACATGTGTATGAATCGCATAGCACTCTTGAATTAGCTTTTACAGAAGCCGCCGACGAGATTGAACGGTTGCGGGAAGCGTTGAAGGAAATATTGGCGCATGAAACAGATTATGAGCCTTACGATTGTATTGATATTGCCCGTGCCGCACTGAAGGAGAGTGAGTGATGGATATTGTAGAACGGTTACGGAAACGTGCTGCCACTTGGGTATCTGTT